GTTTACATAATGATATCAATGGTTTAGAATGATTAAATAAGGAGAGAGTAATGAGTAAAGACTGGGTAAAAGACATCAATGAGATGCACGCCCATTACAAGTTTCACGAAGCTTTCGACAAAATGGACGAAGATACGTTGTTCGCTTATCTTCAGTTCCGTGTAGATTTTCTTCGTGAAGAGCTTGATGAAATCCAAGAAGCGCTCGATGCTCGTGATGCTGAAGAGATCATCGATGGTCTGATCGATCTTGCTGTTGTCGACATCGGAACTCTTGACTTAATCGCCAACGACGCATATAAAGCGTGGGATGAAGTTCATCTTGCCAATATGCGAAAGCGTGCCGGCGTTAAAGAAAACCGGCCAAACCCTCTTGGACTTCCAGATCTTATGAAGCCAGAAGGTTGGCAAAAACCATCACATGCTGATAACCACGGAAAGTTGACTAAATAATGCAAGGCAAACACTTCATATTTGACTTTGAAACTCTTGGTCAAGACTCAACTAATTGCGCTGTAGTCAATTGCGCTTTCATTACTTTCGACGCTGATCGTTTTCAGTCTAAACCATACGAGTTTGATGAGCTTGTAGACGGTATGGAATTCGTGAAGCTTGACGTTAGATGGCAAGTTGAGAATTTCAAGTATAAAATCGAGCAAAAAGTTTTAGACTGGTGGGATTCTCAAGAACCAGAAGTCAAGAAGCAAATCGTTCCTAACAGTAAGCTTGACGTTTTTACTGAAGAATTTGTTGGACGAGTTATCCAGTATCTGAAAGAAAATCCAGTATCGTATTGGTGGACACGTTCAAATACGTTTGATCCAATCATCATGTTACGTCTTGCAAACGATGCTATGCTTAAAGATGAACTAGAACAGTATCTTAAGTATTTCGCAGTTCGTGATACTAGAACATACATCGATGCTAAGACTGATTTTAGGCTTAAGAACAACGGTTTCATTCCTTTTGGAGATGACGTAGTCTTTAAGAAGCATGATCCTCTTCATGACGTCGCTGCTGATGTTATGAGACTTCAGAAGCTAGTTCGCTTAGGTGAAGGGCTTGAGTAAAGAGACGATTGGAGTAATCGGCGAGATCATCGTTGATCATTTTCTAGAAGAAGCATCTAGAACAGATGATTGGTTTGATCAAGATAAAGATGGAACAATCGGCAATAAGACATATGAAGTCAAGACTTTTCGTCTAAATCATAAGACCCAGGGGTTTTGGGTTGATGAGTCACAATGGAGAAAAGTCGACTCTGTTGATAAGTTGTTCTTTGTTCGAGTACCAGAGTCTAAAACTGAAGCAGCAAAACTTTATCTGTGCGAAAAACATACAGATCCTTTAGTGTATGAAACTATGAAAACTAACAACGGCAACCTAGTGAGGTCATATCATTTAAAGCATTGTAGAGAAATCGCAGTCATTCCAGAAGATGTTTCTAATATTCTTTATGATAAGTCGATTGAGATTTCAAAGTGGAGGAGATTTAACTAGTGGCAATTCAGTTTCATACCGTGTCAGGACATGGCGACAAAGAGAAGAGAAATAAGAACGATCTTTATGACACTCCAACTGCGATCACTCATGCTATTTTGAAGAAAGAAGAATTTCCTGGTACAGTAATAGAGCCGTGCGCTGGCAATGGTTTTATGGTAAACGCTGTCAAACAGTTCGGTCTTCCGGTTAGATCAAACGAGCTTTATCCGACTGAAAAATTCAGTCCTGATACAAATCTCAACTATGTTACTGACGATTTGTCAAGTTTGTTCACTGGCGATGATACATACTCAGTAGTAGGAAATCCTCCGTACACTCTTGCTAAAGAGTTCATCGAGAAGACTATCAACAGCAATGTAGTTAAACACGCTTGGCTTCTTAGGTTTCAATTTGTTGAAAGCAAGAAACGATACGAGTTTTTCAAAATTCATCCGCCAAGACGGGTGTGGATTTTTAGTAGTAGAGTAAATTTTGATCCCGTGAGTCCAAACGGAGGACTTATCTGTTTTTCTTGGTGGGTATGGGAGCGTGGTTTTAAGGGTGATCCTGAGCTGAAGTGGTTCGCTCCAGAGAAATTCAAAGGAGATAACGATGAGTAATACAGAATTGAAAGAGTCAGTAAAAGTTTTGAACGAATGTATTGAATTGCAGCTCAATAAATCTCGTGATTATCAAAACCCGAATTCAAGAGTAGTGCAAGCAATGTACTATACTCGAGGGATAGATACAATTCACGATATTCTTCATGCAAAAATGCTTCGCGCACAGTCGTTACTTGAAGCTGCTCACGTTGGCCAAGAACCAAATTTTGAGTCCATTGAAGACACTTACAAAGATATCATCAACTACGCTTCTTTTGCAGTATCTTGGATGCGCGGTAAGATTCATGGACAAAACCTTGGTGCTGATATGTTCAACAGAGAAATTGTTGAAGAGAGTACTTCAACTTTCAGCGTTGGTACCACATCTAGTAAAAACTATAATATTAACACAGAAAAAGGAAACTAAAGACTAACAATGGAGAAAGTTGCTGATATTAGACTTCGTTTTGTAGAAGATCTTGAAGGCCAGAATTTTGTCATAGATAAGACGGGCGTTAAAACGATCGAGATTATTGGCGTGAATTTTCATGCCAATGAGCCGATGATTTTTGGCACTCCAAACGAAGATTACATTAAGCGTGAAATCGATTGGTATGAGTCTCAGTCTCTAAATGTCAACGACATCCCCGGTAAAGTTCCGCAGATCTGGGCTCAAGTAGCTACTCCGAATGGAGAAATCAACTCAAATTATGGTTGGTGTGTTTTTTCAAAAGACAATGGCTACCAGTACAAGAATGTTTTTGAAGAACTTCGTCGTGCCCCGAATAGTCGTCGAGCAGTTATGATCTACAGTCGTCCTTCGATGCATGTAGACTATAATCGTGAAGGAATGTCAGATTTCATGTGCACTAACGTTGTGCAATATCTAGTGCGTGATAACCAATTGCACGCGCTAGTTTATATGCGATCTAACGATGTAGTGTTTGGTTACAGAAATGACTGGGCGTGGCAGGACCACGTGTTTACAATGCTCGCAGAAGATTTACATCTTCCAAAGGGCAAACTTATTTGGTCAGTTGGGAGCTTGCATGTCTATGAAAGGCATTTCAAATACGTGGCACCGTAGATATTTAGATTTAGCTGAACACATTTCAAGCTGGTCTAAAGATCCAAGCACTAAAGTTGGCGCAGTAGCTATTGGTGAAGTTGGACAAATCTTGTCTACTGGATATAATGGGTTTCCTCGCAATATTTCCGATACTAACGAGAGACTTACAGATAGAGAAGAGAAATATTCTCTCACTGTTCATGCAGAAACCAATTGTATCTATAACGCAACTTGGAACGGTGTATCGCTTCGCGGCGCAACTCTATACGTGAATGGTCTTCCTCCATGCAGCGAAGGTTGCGCACAAGCAATTATTCAAGTTGGTATTGTAGATGTGGTGATTCCAGATCCGCGTGATAAAGTTGCAAACCAAGACAAGTGGCGAGTATCTTATGAGCGCACTAAACAGCTTTTTTATGAGTCATATGTTAACATCATTGAAATAGATCAATCAGGACGTATTAGCGAGCCGGTTAAAGAATTGGTCTTTAAACGAGAGCAAGAAGCTGAACTAGAACGTCTTAAGAACGGAGCACCCCGAGGCGGTCTGATGTTTCCGTATATGCAGAGATCATCACAAACCCGCTGGACGGTAATTCGATAGGAGAATATGGATGAAAGATATTATTAGAGTAGCGATTGTCGGCGTTGGAAATTGTACGAAGTCTTTAGTAGAAGGCACTGCTCTTTACTCAGCAACGCATGAAACTGCTGGTCTAGCTTTTGTTGAGATTGGTGGATACCGTCCAGAGCATATCAATTTTGTTTTAGCCTACGATATTGATAAGCGAAAAGTAGGTCGATATTTAAGAGACGCTATCAACGCGAAACCAAATTGTGCTATTGATCTTTTAGATGGTTACGATGCAAAGACTCGTTCTCATATGCTGAGCCATGTTTGCAGCGATGTGAAAGTAAAGCGTGGTGCTTTGTTTGACGGTGTTGCTCCTCATATGCTGACCGCTCCAGAAGATGAAAGTTTCCGTCCGACGTATGATCCAGAGCCAGACCACGACGATATCGTCAAAGACTTGATTGATAATGAGATCGATGTTCTTTTAAACTATCTTCCAGTTGGATCTGAAACTGCTACTCGGTTTTATGTTGAAGCTTGTCTTGAAGCAAAAGTTCCGTTCGTCAACTGTATTCCGGTGTTTATTGTATCTGATCCATATTGGGAAGATCGTTTGCATGATGCTGGTATTCCCGCGATTGGTGACGATATGCGTAGCCAACTTGGCGCCAGTGTCATGTCGCAGTCTCTTCAAGAGCTGTTCTTCAATCGCGGTATGCAAATCAAGTTTCATAAACAAGTCAACGATGGTGGAAACACAGACTTTCTAAACATGATGGACCACACCCGTCTTGCTAGCAAAAAGATCTCGAAAGAGAACGTGATTCGCAGTCAAAATGATCTTAGACACATTCCTGTTCCTAAGAATGGAATCTATGCTGGCCCGTCTTCTTACATTCCGTACCAAGGAGACAACAAGGTGGCGTACTTTACTATCGAAGCAACTGGTTTTGGTGGAGCTCCTGTTCTATTTGAAGCAAAGCTTTCAGTTCAAGATTCTCCAAATTCTGCTGGCGTCGTAATTGATGCAATTAGATATTTGCAAGTAGCTAAAGAGCTCGGTCTTGTTGGTTCATTGCGTGGTCCTTCAGCCGCTACTCAGAAAACACCACCAACTCAAATGATGTTAGACGATGCTCTTGAAGAGTGTAAAGCTTTAGCAGAAAGACGACTAACTGATTCTCTGTTGCTGAACAATATTCATCGCTCTGAAAACGATGTAGAAGAAGTTCCTTTCTAAATGAAAAATCTATGAAAATATATCGCAATGAACCAACAATAAAACAAGAACCAGCTGAATTATCTTTAACACAGACTGCTGTCTATAGTGTGATTGATGGCGAGCGAGATTATCAAGATTCGCTTAGCGCTGATAGAACATCTAGCGAAGGTGTTCATGAAGTTGGCGCATATATTACAATGTTGCATCATTATATTCAAGAAGCTACAACTGCTTGGGTAAAAAACGCTGGAGACGAAAAAGCTCTTCATAGCATTAGAAAAATCGCTGCTATATCAGTTCGTTGTATGGAAGATCACGGAGCTCCAGAAAGATAGAAAATGATTAACATCAACTCATATGATATCGACGGCGTATTGTTTCTTGGCGCTAATTATGAAGGTCTGCGTCCTGGTCCAGAAGATGTGATCGTCACTGGTCGGTCTTTTGAGCAACGAGAAGAGACTCTTAGGTTCATCCGCGGTCGCGGAATTCCTAACATGATTTTCTTTAATACGCTTTCACGTGCCGATGTTGAATATGGTAGAATAGCTTCAGGACGCCACAAGGCTAGTACATTTGAGAGACTATACAACATGGGTATCCGCGTAGTTCTTCACTTTGAAGATGATCATGTTCAGGCTAATGAGATCGAACAACATTTCAGAACTGCTGGTATTGGACCCAAAGTTATTCTACTAGATACTTACGAGAAGATTGGAGTATTCAAGCTCTAAATGAAACAAACTTATTCATACGATTGGTGGAACTTTGACAAAGAAGTTCTGAAAGACTTCAATTGGTTTTTGCGCAAAGTAAACGAACGTGCTTGTATCCAACAGGGTTTCATTCATCCCCCGTCATATGAACCAGTAAATCGTTTTGGAGAATCTGACCCAGGTCTTGGCTGGGAAGTCGAGTACTTCCATCCAACAATTACATTAGACGATCGAATGCGGTACATAGGACAAGTCATCTCTCAAGCTGACATGTCGGCATTCAACATACTTGGTAACACGATTATCTCGCACTTCTATGGGGCGCGTGGGGTACATCAAACAATTACAGGGAGCAACAATCCAAATGACTGCTTCGTCGATTTCGACCGGCTGGCAGAAGGGGACTTTGGCTATGCTCGTAGCATCAGAGAAACGATCGACTTCGAAACTTTGGTTAACAAGAAGCCTATCTGGGGGACCACCGAGTTACACACTTCCATTCAGACGTCCGCAAGAAACTTCTGTAGAGCTAAGTACGATGAGCCTACCAGAAAATTTCACGCGGTCGATGTAGTTGAATGGGTTGCATCATTTAAGAAAGACGGATTGTACGAGCATCTCTATACGACAGATCATATGAAAAGAGCTTACGACGAGCTCACGAAAAGACCAGGGATCGGCGAGTATTACGGATTTCATTGTGGAGCCTCTACCTCAGTCATCCCATCAACAAAGTATCATCATGATCAGAGATTTGTTGCACCAGGACCAGGAGCTCGTTACACGATCGCTCTTTTGTGGCCCGGCGCTCCTAAGAAGCTCTACGCCGAATCCATCTATTTCTTACGTGAACAGAGTGATAACATCGGCCTTGTTGATGGAGTTGATTTCCATCCAAATGCTTATAACATCGATAATGTATTTTCAGAACCTCAAGACAGTCTCAAATACTATGGTACTGAAGTAGCAGCATGTCAGTTCGGAATATATTTACAGATTAGAAACGATCCAAAGGCGTGCGACCGCCGTAGAGTATCTCGAATTAAGACAATGACTTCAAGTACATTAGAGGATTTTTTAGTATGACCGTGAAAACAGTTTTAGCAGCTCCATTCATCCCATGTTCGTTTCAGATGACTAGTCATAGAGCAGCTCAAGGCGCGATTTATGCTGATCTTCTTAAGAGTATGGGTCTTCCGCATATCGATGTAGCTATGAGTACTCCAAGTGTTCAAGGCGATTCAGCTATTGAAGCTAATAAGTCAAAAGACTTTAATGTGTACGATCATATGTACATGTACCATGGGAACGACTGGCAAGGACAAGAAGACCTCAATCTATTTGGCGGAGTCAGAAATTTTCCTCACGCATACAATACTCGTAATATCAGTCGTTTCAAGGGCGACGTCTATTCAATTCATTGGCCAATGCCAGACTATGCAACCATGCTTGAGAACAAGATCGCTGGATATGTACGTAAGCATGGAACTACTGATGGTATCGTCAAAGAATTCTTAGAAGTTGATTTTGATAATTTACGTGCGATGCAATCAAGAGCTAAAATCATTGAACCATTTGGCCCGTGGCAGAATATTGTGATTGGTGACAGTCATGCAATCTGTATGTATCGTCCAGGTTGGAATGTTAACTCAGTTCCGTTTAAGACTCTTCATGGAGCTTTGAATGTCGGCCTTGATTCTTTTATGCCGAAATTAAAGACGATTAAGAACGTTGAATTCTATTTTGGTAATATCGATGTTCGTCATCATCTTTGTCGTTTTGATGATCCAATAAAAGCTGTAGAGGACCTCGTCGATAGATATATAGATGCAGTAGACAAACTTCAATATGAGACCAAAGCGATCTACGAACTTCTTCCTATCGAAAATGAACGACGCAATATCCCTAAGAGCGGCCACTACGAAGGTACACCCTTCTTTGGTTCGCAGGCAGAGCGAAATGCTGTTCGTCTTCATTTCAAAGAATATGCAATGAAGAAAGTACAAAGTACTTCTGTCGTATTCAAAGAGTGGATCACTCCAGTTTTCTATAACGAGCTTGGCGAAATGGACTTTAAGGTCATGGAGAGGCCGAAGTCAGTCCACTTGTCAAGAGAGCACTATCCTTATTGGCAAGGCGCTGAGTACAATAATAGCAAGAAAAGCACGCTCGAGTACTTTTTTTCATAAAGCAGTAACATTTTTCATGAAACACGCAACTATTATACCATTAATCGGCGGCGAAGTTTTAGCATCAGACGAAGTTTGGGGCAATCGTCCTGATTACATTCTAAGCTACAGCCCGTTCGCTGCTAACGAGAGCCATCTCCTGAACTACTACGAAAATGAAGTTCCGTATTTTGTTCTCGATAAAGGACAAGTTCATCCATATAGTGTAGACGTAATTTCAAGCGTGTGTCCATGTGCAGGACTTAGTCAATACCATCACAAAGCTGGCGAAGACAATCCAAATAATCAGTGGATGGAGAAGACGGCTAGATATATTCTAGGAGAAGTTAAGCCAACTGTGTTCTGGGGAGAGAACGCTCCAGCTCTTCCAGGGAAGATTGGTAAATTCATGCTTGATAAGCTTAGAGCAATCGCCAAAGAAAACGGCTATGGTATGAGTCTTTATCTGACGAAGAACATCAATCATGGAATTCCACAGTTCCGTAAGCGAACATTCTATTTCTTTTGGAAGAAGTCAGAGCTTGGTAACAAAGTTCCAGTGTTCAACTACATTCAACGCGAACATACTAAAATTGAGAAAGTAATCTCAGGAGTAACAGCAAACTTCCAGATGGAGCCAATCAATTCAAAGACTCCATCGGTTGATGATCCCTACTATCGGTATTTGTTGGAAGTTGTCTATGATGGCATCACACATCGAGAATATTTTGATATACTTGAGACTACTAACGTACGTGGTAACGATGTCGAGTCATTGATTGAGAAAGCCGGATACACTTATGATCGCGTCGGTAAGTGGATGGAAGAAAATGGATACGATCGTGAAATTCCAAAGTGCGAGCGCAAGTTTAAGAAGTTAGCTGACGGCGGAAATATTATGCGCCGTGGAACAATAATTCCGAAAGATTATATCGGAGCATTCGTTGGACATTACCCAACGATGCTAACACATCCATATGAAGACCGGTATATCACATATCGTGAAGCCATGACGATCATGGGACTACCTGCAGATTTTGAATTACTTAATCCCGAGCGGTCAGTGAACCATATTTGTCAGAATGTTCCTTTTCAAACTGCTAAAGATATGGCTACAGAAGTTAAAGAAACTCTAGACGGTAATAGAACTATGGTAGAAGCTGATTGCCTCTTCCAATCGAATTTGAATAAACTATATGAGGTATGGGATGAACGAACGGCCGGGACTCTTGACTCCTTCTTACAATGAGGGTCATGACTATAAGTATGCTGAGGATGAACTCCTTGCAGAACTCCATGAGTACATTGAAAAGACTTATGGACAACACTATTCACAAAATCGTTTTCAAGCTACAGAGTTTATCGTCGACTCTGGTATGGCTCAAGGCTTCTTGCTCGGCAACGTTATGAAGTATGCTCAGCGTTATGGTCGTAAGGGTAAGCCCGAAGATTGGCGTAAAGACTTGTTCAAAGTTATTCACTATACGATGATGATGGTTCATGCACACGATACTGGCCAAGGAGCTAAAGAGTAAATGGAAGTTAAGATTGAAATCGAAGAACTTAGAAAGCGAAAGATCTTCGTTGCTACACCAATGTATGGCGGCATGTGCGGTGGACAATATACTAAGTCTACTGCTGATCTAGCAGCTCTTGGAGCTCATTATGGAATTGAGATTAGGTTCTTCTATCTCTTCAATGAGTCTCTTATTACTCGTGCTAGAAACTATTGCGTAGACGAGTTTCTTCGCTCTGATTGTACGCATCTGATGTTTATCGATGCTGATATTGGATTTGATCCGAACGATGTCTTAACTCTCGCAGCGCTATCTGCAGATGATAGCGGATATGATATCATCTGTGGCCCATATCCAAAGAAGACTATTGCCTGGGAGAAGATCGCTATGGCAGTTAACAAGGGTTTTGCTGATGATAATCCAAACGCTCTTGAAAACTTTGTTGGTGACTATGTTTTCAATCCCGTTGAAAACACAACGCAAATTCCTCTTGGAGAGCCGGTAGAAGTTCTTGAAGGCGGTACTGGATT